CCCTTTTAAGTAATACCGCTAGGTATTTAATCTAAACGATTATTAGCTTGTAGGTAAGTTTCCATTACCAAACACGGCTCTAGGGTCAGACCAACCGAAGCTGTATCTTTCTCTAGCTTTAAATCTTACGTTACCAGTATCGAAGTCGCCTTCCATAGCAGTTTTGATAGGTGATCTAACGAAATGTTTAAATCCGTTAGGCGTATCAGTAAGAATAAAGAATGAATCAGTGTCAGATAAGAAGTTATTAACTCTGTATCCTTCAGGAATCATTCCCATGTTAACCATTGCATTGATATCATTATCAGCAGTGCCGACTCTTTGAGGTGATTTCATTAGTCTTTCAGCAGTAAATTGTAATTCTTTTGGAATTATCATTTTAGTACCGTTAAGAGCAACTTTTAGTCCTCTTTCGTCAACAAAACCTGCAATGTCAATCAAAGATTGCTCAAGCGATGTTTCATTCAAATCAGCAGCAACAGCTAGTACGTTTGAGAACGTTCCACCAGTTGCTAACGGATGCGCAGCATTAACCAAAGACACACCATCACCACCGATAGCAGTAGTAATTTGTCCATTGTTTAAAACAGCAGCCGCTTTGACTTGTTTTGTGTTAGACATAGATCTTGCAAGTGCTCTAGTATATCTAGCTGCAAGTCTGTCGTACAGATTGTCTTCAATAGCTTCTTCTGTAATAGAGAATGCTAATGCGATTGTATCGTGTGTGTATCTAGCTGTAAAAGTCTCTTGAGCTTGATCGAACACTACTCCAGCACCTTCTTGTTTAACTGGTGCTGAACCGAAACCGCTTAACATCACTTCTTCTTCAAAAGCTCTGTCAGACGCCTCAGCAGGGAAAATTTCCGCATGCTGATTTTCGTATCTGTTGTATTCCAGGCCGAATAGTGCATTCAATCCTGGCTCTAGTTCTTTAACTAGTTGTGATCGTGATATAGCCATAATTTATTCTCCTATTATAGTCCTGTGCCACTTCTGTAGAAGTGATTGTTGATTCTAACTAAAATATTCGCGTTAGCTGAACTAGTATCTGAGTTATCAGGGTCTTGCGAAATATCTATTGCTTGTACAATAAATGTTGCATTAGTTCCTGATTCAGAAACATCAAGTTGCTGTTCCGAATTTCCAGTTTTAGTATTTCCACTAACTGCTGTTAGTGAGTAGTTTTGAAACAGATCCGCTCTTGCGAACGTTGCATCAGCATCAACTAAAAATACTGCGTCAGGGTCATCAACAACGAAAGCTGTAATATCAGCTGTTGCAACTGAACCTGGGTAGTAGTTTGAGAAGGTCGGCTTTTGCGTAGTAGGATCTGTGTAAAAACATCCATTGAAAACACCCACAACAGCTGTTGAAGTATTACCAGGGTATCTTTCAATATTTCCACCAGTAACTGGAATTACCATGTCACCTTGAAATATTGCTGTACCGTAGTTACTTGCAATAGTGTATCTGTTTTGAGCGCCAACAAGTGGTGTACCGTCTAGTTTTCTGTAGGGTCTAAGACCGAACTTTTCTAATTGGTTTGACATTTGTTTTTTCTCCTATTATGTTTATTTATATTAGCCGCCTTAGGTAGTTATCGTTAAGAAATTATTTCTTAGAATTACCGCCAAAGGTCACTCGAGATTGCCTATCAATATTGATTGGCATCCCTGGTTGTTGCTCCCTCATAAGATCATTATCGACTGCGGTCATTTGGTCTTGAGTAATTTTATTAAAATACTCAGCGCGCGATTTTAAAATCTCTTCCGGTATCCTTGCCAACACAAGGCCTCCAATTCCAATGCATCCATCGTATTGACCTGATTTAATTACAGGATATTGGCCTAAGCTTGGGTTCGAAAGAATCTCATCTGCTCTTACAAATTCCCAACCTTCTCTGAGTTTTTTAGTTACGTTAGCCGTATCCTCAAACCCAGTCACAGATGTTCTTATCCATCTATGAGCGTATCCCTGCGGTGCAGGTGGTGCATCCAAACTTGATGGTGGAGCCCAAGCAGTTTTTTTCATAGTTTCTTTTCTGCTTTCTGACTCGCGTGAGGTTCTTTTTATAGTATTATCCATTTGCATTCTCCTTCACGTATTTTGCGTATTCCTCTAGTGGCACCCCTAATTTTTTAGCGATAGCTATTTGTGAACGAGTGAGTTTCACTGATCGGCGTCCGTTTTGGTTTCGTTGAGCAGAGGCCACAGTTTGAACGATTTTCTTTGGCTCCTGACGATTAAACTTATGAGGGAAATTATCCTTCATTGTTTTATCAATTTCATTATAATACTCCTGACTCTCTACGTCAAACCCCTGGTCTATAAGATCTTGGTGAATTTGAAACGCAGCACTTGTCATAATCTTATCTGACCCAAACCATTCATTACTTTCAGCCCAATTTTGAGCCTTTCTAGATGGTTCTGGATAAGTAGGATTTTGAGGTGGTGGAGTAGTTTGTTGAGTTTCAGCTCTAGTAATTTCTGTTTGCCTAGCTGCTTCTCTTTCATCTTCTTCGACTGCAGTCATTTTAGCTTTTTCTGCTTCAATGGCTAACTTGGCTACTAAAGAATTTGCATCAGCAATTTTATCTGCATCTTGATCAACAATTGCATCTTTTAAAGATTGCCTTGCTTTCTCTTGTTCTGCAGCTACTCTAGCTGAGTATTGTTCAACATAACTTTTACTAGTTTTAGTATATTTAGTTTCAGATACATCTAATTTAGATTTAAGAGATTTTGCATAATCTAATGCTGCTCTTTCTCTTCTTTCAGACTCTCTGATTTTAAAAGTTAGTTTATCAATTCTTTTTTTAACTTTATCTGAAACATCGGATAAATCATCAACCTTAGTTTCTTTTTTATCTTCTTTTTCTTCAACTGAAATACCTTCGATTCCTGCAGTTTTAGGTTCTGTATATCCTAAATCAACTTCTTCTCTAGGTTCACTTTCATCTGATTCAACTTCTGATTGTTTTTCAACTTCAATCGACTGTTCTTGGATACCATCGGTATCTAGTTCTACCTCTTTGGAGGTATCATTATCTTTTTGATAATCACTTTTTTCTAACATTTGTAGCTCCTGTTTTTGCGTATGTATTAATATTGATGATGTATATCCTCTGGATCGTTGATCTTAGCAATAATTTCATCATCGTTTAGAAGACGAACTTCTCCGCCATCTATCTTAAATCTAGATCCTGCATATCTTCCGAAAATTACCCAGTCACCTTTTTCACACCAAGGTCCTTCTGGAAATTTTGTTTTATCTTTGTAGGCTAGATCACCAACTTTCAATACGAATGCACATACGGTTGTCATCTGTATTGTTTCGCTAGTTGTTTCTGTTAATAGAATTCCACCTTTGGTTTTTTTAGGTCCTGCGTAAGGCAATACTAAAAGTCTCCAACCTGTTGGAGTAGGTAGTTTTTCTAAAAGAGGTTTATTGTTAGATACTTCATCAGCATCTAATCTTGTTTCTTGGACTTCTTCTTTTGTCTTATAAGCATCAAGTAATGCTGTTTTAACCTTCGGGGTCTCTCCCGAAGTTGTTAAGTTCTCCGTCATTTAGTCGCTCCTGTTTAAGCTGCAGGTCTTTAAGATCCTGAAGCAAAGACTCTAGGCCTTTGATTTGCCCTCTAATATAGTTAAGTTGTTCTAGGTTGTCAACCTGGTGCACTATAGTGTCTTTTAGCGACTCAATTCTTTTATTAGCAACTCTACGAACTACTCCGTAATCAAGGCCAATTGTATCAGCGTCATCCATAAAAATGTTTTATATTTAAATATAAGGTTTGTAAATAGATTTAATTTTACCTTGTGCTTCTAATTTTTTAAGATCACCTTTAGTCATTGTAGAATAATCTACTGTTTCTATCTTATTAAGATTCCATGGTCTAAATAATTTCTTAATCCATTTCCACATTATTCTAATATTAATAACCCGTTATCTAACACAACTTTTTGATTTGTTTCTATCCAAACTTTAGCCCCACAAGATAATGGGTTATTTGGTTTATACACTAATTTAGACTTACCTAAAATTTCAACTTCTTTTGCGTAGTTATTAGACTTGGATGTCTTAACTGTTATTACCGGTTCTTCTATATTATTTTTTTTATTAGATCTTATTTTATGTTGATTAATATGTATTCTTTTTATCATATTTAAAAATGTGAGTTTCTATAGTTATAGTTATCAGTTATTAGAGGTTTGTCAATAAAACCTCCTGTTGCTTTTTTAATTTTTGGTAAGCTTTCTTTTTTAAACAATTTTTCTTTTGTTCTTACGCTATAAAAATCTTCTGGTTTTGTTAATAAAATCTCACCATCTGATTGAATAGATTTAGGTATAAAACCAATGTAGTCCTTTGCCCAATCTTCAGTATACAAATAACTTTTTGGTGTTGCCGTGTATACTTTATTTTCTACACCTGCAACTTTGTCTGTTCCTGTGCCTTCAATAACAACAGGCATTTTATCATAACCTAAATTTTTAAATGCAATTGCTCTGTGTATACCTTCTTGACCCGTTACCTCATAGCTATCGCCTACTTTTTTAACATTTAAGAATGGGATATTAGCCAGTTCTTTCCCGTCTTTAAGTAGCTGTTCAATATTATCTGAATTTAATTTTGAGCCTTCTCCTTGTTTACCTACAGGACGAAATCTTTTAGTTAAATCTAAATACTCTTGGGGAGACATGTATATTAATTGAGCTTCTGAATAATTACTAAATTTCATTGCCGCAGCACCAAAGTGTTTATCTGCTTCAACAATTTTAGGTAAATTTTTAATATTTAATTTTGGTCTTTCTTCATTAGCTTCTGGAATTACTTCTTTTTCATAAAATTCATTTGTTTCTTTAATATAATTTTTTAGCTCTTCTTTTGTAGGGTATTTAAATTCAGAATCTTTTTCTTTAGATAATTTTTTATCTAGTTCTCTTGTTGCAAGATCTGTTAAAACCTCTTCACCAATATTTGGTTCCTTTGGTGGTTCTTTTTGGGGTGGTTTTTCCTCTTCAATTGGACTAGGGGGATTGTTGTCTCCTATTCCTCTTTTTTCAAATACAGATGCAATACCTTGAGCAGGCATTATCATAGTTATAATTTTTTGAGATTGTTCTGGATTTTCTTGAATATATTTATTTACTACATCGGTTGCTTTTGCCATGCCTAGAGTACCTACAGAAAGACCTAATGCTTCTGCAAATGGAATAACTAATGGAGCAACTAGTGCCATTATTTTTTACCATTTCTAAATATCTGTGTACCCTTTATACCGTAAATACTTGCCACGACTAAAATCCATAGATTTGTAAACCATGATGGAAGCTGTGAGAACATCTCAAAGAACAATTTTACCTTGTCCATCGCTGTTGGATCGTCACTTACGACTGCCCAGGCCAGGATTGCTATGGGCAACGACAAAATTATTAAAACTGCCTCGTCTTTCCAATCTGACTGACGTGCTTCTAAAAGTTTCCCTTGGTAAGCTTCCTTGCCTTCAGCCATTCTAGATGCATGCATAAGCTGTGCATCAGACATTGCTATTTTAGTTTTTTGCTTGTTAGCGTAAATTTTACTACCGGCAGAAACGGCTAATTTAAGTGCTGAAATCCACATTATTTTTTACCTTTGTGAGCACTGTTTTTCATAATGCTGCCATCAGGCATTTTATGATAACCTGCTTTTACTTTTACTTCTTTTTTACTTCCCGTACTTAAACCTTGTGGGTTTGGACCACGTTTAGGTGGTGGCCCAAATTTCTTGCCAGAAACTTTATGGGGCTTATCTTTAAACATTATTTATTTTTTTTTAAACTTTCATATGCTTTTAAAGTTTTTT